TTCTTTCAGAGTATTTAATGATAGCTCAGGTGGGCTCATGGCAAGTATCCATAGAACATCTGCTTTTAGATGAAATTTTGCCTGGAAAAGAGTCAACTCTTCTAGACACTTGTCGGGTTCCCCTTATATCGGAAGGTGATTAACGGACTGTTAAGAACAGTTCTAAACTCTATTCCTTGAGACTAACAAGGCGAATGCTATGTGCATTTTAGGGTGAAAAGTTTTTGAAACTCCCTTTTCGGAGGAGGGTCTCTCTCTCGAGAATTTGTGGGTTTGAAATTATATATATACAGAATTAAATTAATTGGAGACTGTGTCCCAATTAAAATTTCTCGCTCTTAATAGCGATTATCTCCCTATCATTGATGCAGGCTAAAGTCATGTTGAAATAATCTTCTTTATTTACGCATAACTTTCGAGCTATGAATTCATCGATCCATAATTCATCCAATGGGAGCTTCTTCTACACATTATACATTTTTCTTCGGACATCTAGAGCTCGAATATAGTCTCCTAGGGTTTTCTTTCGGGATCTCTGTTGTTTTATCTTAAGGCCCTTGTCCCTCCGCATTTTTCCGTATGATTTACATAGCAGTCCGGGTAGCTCATGTAATATGGATTCCCCCACATATTCACTATGTAAGTAATGAGGCATATAAGCTGTGTCACTCATATATCTGTGGAAATTGCTATGCGTGAAGATCTTCTTGGGATTTCTAAGAATAACCATTTTTCCTTTCGGTGATAGTGCTCCTATTTTAGAACAAAAGTCTATATCATATCTCTCTCTAATGCTGAATTCTGTCACACACTGTCCCAGTCCATGCTTTTGCTCATTCTTATTTGGACTCATCCATCTAAGGTAATTGTCTTTTATCAATATAGCATTTTTTCTACTTGTCCACAGAACAGAATCATCCCCAGATACGTACAAAAAGACATCCGCTTGCTTGTCATCTTCCCATGTTAGAACTTTGAGATTTAAATTGTCACAAATGTAGGCCCAGTAGAGAAATACTCTCAGGGTATTCCCCAGAGTAGTTCTACTACAGCTGCCGCTGTAGGTTGTTCCTTTAATTTTCAATATTGCTCTTTTCTGTTTATCAAAACGCACTTTGAGTTTGCTGATTTTTTCGAATAGAGGTTGATCTATGACTGATCGAACGCACTCTTCATTGTATGTATAATTTTTCAGGGTCGCAGAAAGCCACCCTTTTTTGAAGAGTTTCTTAAAGAAATATACATCAACTATTTTTAATAAGTCCCAGTGCTGATGCCCGTCATGATTACTGCCGTCACAGCACACTGCCACTATATCCTTTCCTTTGATTTTCCGGTGATTATTTTGAATGTTGGTGGCCATCTCTGTGCAACTAACGGAATGGCAGAATCCTGGCATTTCTCTTTTTATCACCAATAATAAAGGCCTGAGCATCATTGTCAGTAAACCGTTACCTGCCTCCCCTTGGGGGCAAAATATAAGTCTTTGACGATCGCCAGGTTCAAATGACGCTGTGATGAACATTTTTACTTCCTCGAAAGTCATGGTGTATTTTTCTCCAACTTTCACCATAGCGTCGTAGTAGTGTTTATCTATTTTTTTATCCCACTTGTCTGATCTTGAAAGTGTTTTTATAGAATTATTGAAGTACATCTACTTCTTCTTTGCTGAATAAGCGTGGCATCTGGAGAGTTCGTCTTTTATGTCTAAAACCAACAACTGCTTCCTCCTCATGACTCTACTCACTAATTTGTCCAAAAATTTTTCAGAAAATTTTCTAAATTTTTTCAGTTCCTACTTGTTTGGCTACAATTTGGTGTTCAATTGTCTGGTGAAGACTGCATGCATCATGCCTATTTTATCGTTGAAATGTTCATATGCTACCTAAAGACCTTTCTTGGTGATAATCTTATTTCCGGTATATGTTATATTCTTGATTTTTTCCACGTAAGATCTGATGTTAGTCATTTTTTTCCCCCATTGAAGGAAATTTCCCACATTTGTTTTTATGCTGTGTAGGCTATGGTTACCTGTGAATGAAGATTTAAATTTCTTGACTATGCCCATGTATTCATATTGGGAAGAATTTAAATATATTTTCGGCCTTGCCGCTAAACCGTTTATCTTGGAGACATGGGATAGAAAACAACTAAAAGGTCTTAGCAGGGTGTTAAAACTAGTCATTAAGGCATACAGTGTTACGAGGCTAAAAATGATATAAAAAAGGTAGTCTATTATTCTAGAAGTTTTTGATCTTTCTTGAAGTCCGATTTCTTTGATCAAGATCTCCCTTCGGTCTATCAATTTTTTGAGGAAGAGGGCGTTAGCTCTTTTTCTTCTGTTGTTCCCTCTGCTTTTCTATTTGCTGAGTTCTATCTTTTTGTCTAGAGAACGTTTCTGGTTTCTTTTTCTGTATAGGATTCCCATCATAAACATTTTGACGATAAATTTCTGAAGATACTTAGAAAAGAAATATATAAACCAGAAACATACGAAAGACGGGATCCATATCATAACGAGATACCATCCGGAATACCAGAACCAACTTTGGACGCCCCAT